GATGGGCCTCATCTCCTATCACACAATCAAATTTCTCAAACCACTTCTTGTCGAATGTTGATAGTGATTGCCACGTGGATACCACCACGGGTTTAGCCTCATCTATATCATAACCATAATACTTTCGTTGAACATGTGCCTCAGCGTCCCAACTGTAATCGATGAAGTCTTTATACATCTGCTCGACCAGAGATGTTGTTGGCACCACCAATAGACTTTTTTTGCCAAGTGTTGTCATCATTCTTATTATACAATAGATGATTAGTGACTTGCCAGAAGCGGTAGGTGATAGTAAAATACATCTTCTATGGTTGATGGCGTGTGAGAAGGCGTCTAGTTGATAATCTCTAATTTTTAGGGTTTTCGTCAAAATCTTGTCAACAAACTTAGAAAAATCGTCTCTAGGAACGTTACCACCGCTGTTTAAGCCTTCCGGTAGTATGATTGTATGTGCGGATTTCTCGCAAAAATGCTGTACATACGGCACGAGCCCTCTATACAACTTACCAGTCGCCTTACTGTATAATCGTATCTTACCATCCCATCTCTTAGCCCTAACTGATGGCATGAAACTGGCACCTGGTACCTGAAACGTAAAGAAGTCTGATAAGTCTTGGAGTAGTCCAAGATCCTCTGACTTACATTTGACGTATGCTTGATTAAAGATTTCTACTTGTAATTCGCTCATCTAATTCATTATATGTAATCGTGTTCCAATTTTTTCTTTCTTCTAAATCATCTATTGGTTGACCAACATGGATAAACTCGTGGTCTTCATATCTGTTCAGTAATTTTTTCGTGTGATATATCCAATTCTGTGGGTCGATTGCGGCTGCCTTTTCTCCAACATAACCGTTTGTGCCTTTATACACATTATTCACAGTTGATAACTTTGAATAGTAATCATAACCTATGAGGTATATTTTCTTATCTACGTCTGCGGCCATCATGGCAATCAATATGCCTGCGTTCGTCTTCTCATTCTGATACTTACCAAGACCCATCACTTTGTCTTTCTTCTTCGTCCAGGTTATGAGATATCCTTCTTGGTCTTCACTCAGATATAACTTGAAGTCATCTTCTTTCCAATCTTTTCTTTCTTCTCTCATCTTCTTCATTAGGTCTCTATTGTTTGCCCAACAAACAAAATATTTTTTCTTCTCACCCTTCCACGCCCACTCGTCTGTGTATTCAGATATATCTTCTATATCTTGTCCTATAAATTTGGCGATAGTCTCTGGTTCAAATAATTTAGGGTGTAGGGTATGTGGGTTCTTCTCCCATGATTTCAGATATACTGGATTCTCAAAGGCATACCCACTCCTGTAAATCTCGTGGCATATGTTATAGTCCATCGCCAGTAATACGTCAGGCGTGAAGTCTCTATATAGACCATTACACCCATAGGTCTTCCCGTGTTCTTTTAGTTTATGTAAGTCAAAGTCTTTTCTACTCTCACCATTACCTATACAAAATAACATTATCTTTCTCCTTCAATATATCTGGCATAAATCCGTGTTGGACATATGTCATCTCTGGGAATAATTCAAAACTATCCACAAAACTATGTGTAATACCAAAACGACCACCTTCATTGTAACATGATGTACCAGAATATATATTCGTTTTGTCAAAGTCAAATCCAACCATATGGATCTCAACGCCACCATGTTTCTCATCACCAAGGTACTTCATAGCATTGTGACTTGCCTGTCTTATCGCCATCGTGCCTGTGTCTGTAAAGTCTTCATTCTTAAACCATTTTTGATGTGACCATAGTGATATGTGATTTTGTATTGGTCTAAACTCACTATCGTTTCGCCAATAACTCTGTACACTTACCCGTCTGTCTTTCCACGCACCACTCCTATAAATCTCAAAGGTGATTGGTTTATCTTTTGAAAATAGATAGTCTGTCCAGTTATCTCTGTATATGGCATTACACCCATACTTAACACCTTGTAGTTTATCTATATCAACATCTTTTCTACTGGCACCATTACCAATAACCCAATGTATCAACACTACATACTACCTTCCGTAAATCTTCGCCAGTCTATGGCATTCTTAATCTGGAAGCCTCTGTTGTTTATCATTCTCAAGGTGTCCTCACAGAATTTACATATCTGTTTTAGATACTCTATCTTTTGTCTCTGTTTGATAATGAGGTCGTCAGCGTCAATAAACTTATCCACATCCTGTCGCAACACTTTCAACTGAAAGTCTTGGTCTTTGTATTCTTCTGGTGCTGCCTTACCAGTGAAGAATAACCACTTCTTAATGTGTAGTTTAGAGTAGTCACCTTCTTCTTTCTTCAACATCAAAGCGTATGTCGAATATATCTTAAGGTATTTACTGTGTATCGTTGGTGTAGATAAGGACTCAATGTCTAGTTGGGTATCATCTATTGCCAGGTCTTTAGACGCCTGGTCTTGTAATTCTTCTAGTGTCATAATTTATCATAGTGTTGTATAAGTGTGTATCTTATAGCCGAAAGTCACACTTGCGGTTAAATATTCAACGTCAGTTAGGTTTTGGTTGTAATCCAAAGCACTCAATGCTTTAGGATATATATCTTGGTAGTTAATCTCCATCAGTGGGATATTCCTACTTGACATAACAAGTAACTTACCATCTGAGAATATCGCACCGTCTGGTGTCATCTTAGTTGGTCTGTTCGCATCTGTGGAACGTGTTTGTGTTGATAATGGCATTCTATCACCACCATCAGCAACTAAGGCTCTATACTTCTCGTCACTATCCACCTGTGCCAACCCTGCCATCCAATCGTGTATCTGTTTATATGTCTCTAAATTTTCATCAACGATAAACGTTATCGTCAAATCTTCGAATGTCAAATCATTACCAGGTATCTTTAATTGTTGTAACCTTGTTGGTTGTGTCAACTCTGTTAGAGATACACCCGGTATGTTGGCCTGTATAGTGTTATACTCGACCATAGGAATCTTAACACATTGGAACCTAAACTTTGTAGGATCCGCATAGTCCAGATTACTGGGTTGTTTTGAGGCTAAACTTGCTTCTGTCATATTAATATTTATGCAATAAAAAAAGGGCACCCTAAGGTGCCCCTCTTTATCCAGTGATGGATCCTACCACTTTGACCCTGTGGGTCGCGGATAACTCGTATCCAGTAGGAAAAAGTTACTACATTAAGTTAGTTACTTTTACCATTCTGTAATAGATGTTTGCTTGGTCTGTACCTACATCAGTTGCCTGAGCAGACGCTTCCGCAAATGGGTTTCTAATTAGACCATATCTAGTTTTGAAACCAATTTTTGGTTGGAATGTTGATTCCCCAACTGCTCTCACCATTTGTAGTGGAACGTATGGGCAATAGAACATACCAGCATCGTAAGGTGAAGTACCTTTGTAACCCACAGTAAAGTATTGAGCCGCTGTGTTGTTAGACGCATATGGATCAATATATACTTTGTATCTACCGTTTAGAGTACCAGCAAAAGTGTTACCAGTATCGTCAACGTTTAGTGAGTTGTTAAGAGCAGGAGCATAATCTAATATGCCAGCCATTTGTAAAGCAGAAGCAACGTCTGAAGAACAGATTAGGATATTTCCTTTTCCTCTTCTTGTTTCTTGTGCGATTACGTTAGCGTCTCTCTCAACTTGGAACATTAAACCTTTGAATTTTTCAACTGACCATCTTCCGTTGGAATCTGTATCTAAGTCAAAAGTACCAGCAGTTGTAGTGTTTGTTCCTGCACCTTTTTTAGCCTTTTCGTAAATTGTTCTTACAACTTCTCTGTTGATTTCCGCAAGGATCTCAGCAGATAGGATGTTAGCCAATTCAGTTTCAGCATCTAAACCGTGGATTGCTTTAAGGTCTTGAGCAAGTTCCATTGTGTATTCTGCTTTTAACTGTCTAGTTTTAGCAGTAACAGTGGATTTCTCAATACTGAAAGCCATCTCAGCGAATGATGAACTATTTTCTGCCGTAGTAGTAGCAATACCAGTACCAGTTGTAACTGCTGTGGTAGTATCGTTCATTAAACCTGGATTTAGTGAAGCACTCATTGTACCAGTACCAGAGAAATCTGAATCTGGCTCGTTGAATAATGCTTCTGTGCCTGAGTTTGAAGTAAATCTGGACTTCATAGCAAAGATAAGTCCAGTTGGACCTGTCATTGGTTGAACGCCACAGATGTCGTATGCGATTAAGTTAGGCATTGCTCTTCTAACTAATGAGATTAGGATTGGATCCCAGTTTGCTACGGCACTGTCACCAGTTACGTTTGCAATCTCACCTAGAAACGCTTTGTCTTCTCTAGCCGCTTTTTCTTGGTTTTCCAAGATAACAGCAGTTACAGCCTTTTTGTATGGGGAATCAATTTTTGCTAAGTCCGCATGTTCTAAGACTGGAGCCCACTTTTCTTGTAAGTTTTGTGAATTAAACATTTTGTTTATCTCTCCATTTATTATTGTTTATTGTAGATATCTCTACTTTGTCCCCTACTGATAGCAGCCGTATAGCGTGACATGCTGTTAGTCATATCCACTACTGTGTTACCTTCATTAGAATCTTCGTTGATAGCGTCAACATTAGTTGTTTCTGCCGGTGCTTCTTTCTTCACTCCAAAGTAACTCTCTTTAATAGTATCAAGTTTCTTCTTGTAAGCGTCAGCGCCTTCAAAACTAATATCTTCAACTAATGATTTCATCTTTTCTTTCTCAGTATCAGCCATTCCGTCAACTGTGCTTTCAAAGATTTCGTCTTTAGTGAAACTATCGATAACTGTTTTATCTTCAACAGATTTTTCAACCATCTCATTAACTTTAGATTTCAAGTCTTCCAACTCTTTTTCTTTTGCTTCCAAGATGTCATATTTTTCATCTGGAACGTCAATGTAATGATCCTCAAATAATTGTTTTAGACCACCAATAAAGTCTTCAGCGATTTCTCCCTTAATACCTTTTTCGATTGCTAATTCATTATCTGCCATCCATTGTTCAACAACATAGTTTAAGTAGTTGTCAACTTTAGTAGTTAACTGTTCTTTAACTGTTTCTTTTGCTTCTGATAATTCGTTTGAGTATTCACCTTCTAATCTTTCGATTTCAGATTTTACTTTAGATTTAACAGCCGCTTCAAAGATTGTTGCCGCTTTAGTTTTAAACTCTTCGGACAAAGACTCGTCTCCAGAAGTTAGTGCCTCAACATCAGCAGAAACGTCAATAGATTGTATTCTACTTTCAACCGCTTCTTTGTTTACAGATTTACTTTCTTCTTTTTCGTCTTCATCTTCTTTGTCATCGCCGCCATTCATAGCAGCCATCATTTTACCGTAAGAAGCCATAATGTCAGATTTCTTCATCTTGTTCATGTTGTCATACATAGCCTGTATCATACCAGACTTTGTTTTTGGCATTTCCATGATTTCGTCTTCGTCTTTATCGTCTTCTTTTTCGTCTTCTTTTTCAGCATCAGCGTCCTCTTTGACTTTCGCCATTGGTTCTGCCGCTGCCGCACCTTTAGTAGGAGCACCAGAGTCTTTTTTCATCTTGTCCTTAGCCTTATCTTGCCCAACTTTATCAGTTGGAGAAGTTACTGCTGGACCTAAATCCTCATAGTCGCCACTCTTTTGCATTGGTTCTGCTTTACCAGATCCTGCTTTTGGAGCGTCTGCGCCCTTAGGAGCCTCAGAAACGATTTCTTGTTCGTTCTTTAGTTCTTCAGCCATTTTAATATTCTCTCCTTATTTCGAAATAAAAATTTTGCGTATAACTATTTATCTTTTTGTTAATTTCTTCATAAAACTCTCAAAGGCATTCGCCTCTGCCCTAGCCTTACGTTGTCTAGTCTCACGCTCAATTTGTTCTTGTATTTCAGAAACATCTTGCTCTTTGATGATTCCGTTGTCCCAGATCCACTCTTTACCTTCCATTACGCCATTGACGAATGCTTGTGGTGCGGATGGATCCGCTACGATATCTGCGGCAGTAGCCAGGTAAAAATCACTTTTTACATAGTTTGTACCACCTTTATTCTCCAAAGAGCCCATGCCTCTGGAAGAAACTCCTAATTGTGCGCCTTCATCTATCAAAGACTTCACAATCTTACCATACGGTGTGTCTGTAATCTTCGCTTCGCCTATATAATTGCCCTTGTTATCACCTTCAAGTTTTGTGATAATGTGTGATACTCTCTCCAGGTTTACAGTTGGTCCGTCAGGATGCCCCAATTCACCAAATGCTCTCTTTCTCTGGACAAATTCTCTATTATATCTGCCTACTTCTTTCTCTAATACTTCTTGTGGGTATACACGGCCATTTCTATTTTTGATATTGGCTTGCATGAAGATACCCTTAATTTTATGGGCTTTCTTACCATTATCTTCTTCGATAATGTATTCTGCCTCATTGATTTCTTCTCTAATTAGTTTCATGGTGCGTATTTTCCCCTTTTGTTCTATTTATATTATCTAACCTCTAAAACGACGGAATAACTATCACCGTTCACAAAATTGTGAGTGGAGAACAAAATATCTCCTGTTGGTGTTGTCGCATTATTGGCTAGTTGTATCGCTGGTGTTTGTAAATCTATTGTGCCAGAACCGCCCAGGAAGAGTGCCGTTGCGTTGGTATCACCTTCAAACAATATCTCCACGGCCCCTTTGGGGTCAGTAGTGTTGATTGAATAGATTACCCTCGCAATCTTCGTAGAGGTTGACAAGTGGTTCAAAGACGCACTTGTCATTTTCTCTACTAAACTCTCACCAGTACCATCTGACTTATTGGTAAATTTCATTACCGTTTTACTACCCGCAACGTCTGTGATAGTCTGTGATGTTACTGTATCAGCCATTATCTTGTCTGTCCAGACGCCGTATAACCTTTAGTCTTCTTAACTTCTAAGATGAACGTACCAGTTACCGCAGCCGCATTTGTAATAACTATATCACCAGTTACACCTGAGGCTTCTGGGTTAGTTAACATTGGTTGTTTACCATGAAAACCATACTCGCCACTTCCGTGTACTGATATACCGTGACTATCTGTACTTGCGTCAAATTCAAAGGCAAGGTCACTTGTCGCTGCCGTTGTATTCCATTTAATACTCTTAATATCTAACGTTGGGTTAGATGAGTGTCCAGTCAACGCGGAAGCGTCTACCACTTGTACCGCATCGTTGGTGTCATTATTGATTTCGAACATTACGATATGGCGTGTGCCACTATCTACCAATGTTCTTTTATTTACTACTGCCATTTTTACTCTCCTTTATATGGTTAGACCTGTTTCTTTTTCGAAATAGGTTTCAATATCTTTTTGTTGTACCTTGTATTTCTTTGCCACGTCTCGTACAACCCTTGGAAACGTAGTCAAAACTTTTTGTGGTGTCTTCGCCATCATACCAAATAACTCATCTATTGCCTTCTTTACTTTAGGCGATAACTTACGATAGGCAGGTGAACGTTTATGTTCGTCCTTCTCCTTAATCGTCAATTTCAGTTGGCTCAACGTTAACATCTGCTCCCACTTCTCCTTCAGGTTCTTTGTTTAATATTGTACCCGCAAGGTCTTTTCTTTTTGTGTCTAACTCGACACCCAATTTATCTGATAGTGCCGCCTTGAAAGCCTTTTCTGCCTCCATGTTGTCACCTGTATCTAAAGCGTTTATCATGTTTTTTGTATCTTCAATACTCATTAAAAATCTCCATCTTGTTGCTGTGCGTTAGGATCTGCCAACACACCTTGTTCAATTTCTTTTTTGATTTGTTCTCTCTCGTTTTCTATACCTCTATCGTCCATCTTCAGGATATGTTTATTAACATAGTCCATAGAATATACTGTGCCTATCATACCTGCGTCCTTCATAGAACGGAATATCTCCATCCTATCTTTGAACATCTCACTTTCTTTAATCTCAGCGAAATATCCATCCTGAACATAATCATATTTGATAGTTTGAGATAGTGAGTTTTCCCAGTCCTCGATAGTAACAACACCTTTGAGAATGAGTTGAGTTTTTAGTAAGTCGTGGAATAGAGTGTTAAATCTATTTCTCAATCTACTAATAAACTTCGTAAATTTTATTTCGTCTCTGTTTACCTCAGTTGATTTACCAAGTTGTAATCCACCTGCCGCTTCACTATCTAGTCTGCTGTAAGGTACGTTTAGACTTTGATATAGTTTCTTTTGAAAATATTTGATATCATCTATCTCACCTAGATTTGAACCCCCTGGTAAAGTTGTAATCTCTGTACCTCTACCACCTTCTCGTCTTGGTAACCAAAAATCTTCTAACATACTCATATATTGTCTATCGTCTCTAATCTCTCCTGTAGAGGCGTCATATACAAGTTTATTTCTATATCTGTTCATTACATCTTTGAGGTATTGTTCTGCCTTAACTTTTGGTAGATTACCTACATCAATGTAAAAAATTCTTCTTTCTGGTGCCCTTGATATACGATAGATAACAACACTATCCTCTATCATTCGTAATTGGTTAACTGGTTTGATTGCCTTATGTAAGTATGATAAGACCATGTTTCTTTGTTGGTCTACCAATCCACTCACACAATGGGCGATACTATCTTTCGATATTTTTAATCCAGTTGTACTTGCCGCACCCGCCTGAACACCCTTCTCGTTGTAAATGTAAAATTCTTCAAACTCTACTGTTCCAGGTTTGTTTGGATCTTTTGGCGCAAACTCATTACCTGGTTTTTGTTTTGGTGACCTTACTTTCTTAACTTTTCTTGGGTCAATATATCGTAACTCTGTTAGACCTAACTTTGTATTCTTAGGGTCTATGATTTTGTGATATACTATTCTGCCATCCACATACCAACGTCTGAATATATCATGTCCTTTTTGTTCGAACTCTAATAGACGTATTATGTTTTGGAATTCCTCTGTAATTCTTTTCTTTACGTTTGTTGAAAACGGTATGTTGTTTAGATTAAGTCTTACGACCTCTTGTTTATCATCAACAACAATTGCTTCATTGATAATATCTTCTATCGCCATGTCACACTCTGGGTGTATAGAAACTTCTCTATATCTTCTTATTAAGTCCGCTTCGTTATTTACCTTTCCCTCTTGGTCTAGGTAAGTACCAAAGTGACCACCTCCCATAATCGTCTGAACGCCATCGTCTGCCGTTGGTGCCGTGAACGATTGTGAAGTTCCCTTCGTCTGTTTCCTGTTGATGCTAAAACCAAATATTTCTGCCACTACATTTCTCCTTTTCAATATTTAGTGGGGCACTAAGGCCCCACTTTTTTCATTACAACTTATGTTGTAGTATTAGATTCCCAGTATTGATATCTCCAAGTACATTCAAAAGTTTCCAAAGTCGTTACTTGATCCATGTTTAAGTCAACTTGACCTATGATAGTTGGGAATAACCCTCTAAAAGTATAACTCTTAATAGTGTTACCGTTTCTATCTAGGTGGTCAACGAAAGCGTCAACTTGATAGTCGACAGGATTCGCAAGTCCTTCGTTATCTGAATGGTTGTTAATACCATTTGACCATCTCTCTATAGCATTTTTGATTGCGAAATCAGTATCGTTGATGATAGTAGTTGTCCAAGTTTGGAACGTTCTATCACCTGCCATATAAATTGGTCTACCACGGAAGTTTACAGTTAATTCCCCAATCTCACTTGACGGTAGGTTAGTTGCCGTACATAAGAAAGCCATGCTCTCTGTCTCGCCACCTACTGCCGCGTAACCTGGGAAAGGCATTGTTACTTTAAACTGGTTTTGTCTTGCTCCACCACCTTTAAGTTTAGAAATAAAGTCTGATACGTTTGCCATTGTCTACTCCTATGCCCCTGCCACTTCACTAAACGCAATGCCACTACGTGTAGCAATAAAGTTTAGTTTGATGAAATTGATTGAACGATTTGGTTTAACAAAAATGTCAGCCACAAATTCGTTTCTATCAATGATTTCACCCGTGTTGTTTGTTTCATCACACACTACTGAAAAGTCTGTGAGACCTCGTCTGCCTTGGATGTCCCTTAGGAAAGGTTCTACTAGGTTTCTAAATTGTGCTCTTGTGAACTCATCATTGAACTCAAAGAGTTGGAATTTAGCAGCCGTAGATATCGCCTTTTCGAGGACTAAGAATAAACGTCTAACGTTAATTCTATCGAAAGCACTAGGTTTTGCTTGAGCAGTCTTATCACCAAACAAGACTGTGCCTTGTCCAGGGAATGTTACTACTGGGTTTACTCTCGCTTTGTAGAGTACATCTCTCTGTGTCTGGTTAGGGTCGAATGCCAACTTAACCGCACCTCTAATCTGCCCTCTACTGAAACCAGCAGGTGAGAAGAATGGGTCCGCTACGTTGTCTGTTCTCGCACATAAACCAGCGATGTCACCACATAATGGTACAAATCTATATACATCATTGTATTTGTCGTACATATACTTATAACCACTGTCAATGACAGCGTATGATGAACTTGCAAGTCCGTCAGCAAAGTTTTTAACGTTTTCAGTCGCAACAATTTCATTTGCCGTGTTTACAACATCTGCTCTCGCAGGTGAAATAAATGCGACACAATCTTTTCTCGCTTCCGCAACATCAATTACCTTAGTTGCGTGTGTATCACCAGTTGCGTCTGCCGCTGTTGATCCGCCACCTTGAGATGGTCCGCCTATAAGTAAGTTAATCTCTTCCGTTTCAGCGTCAGCAAATCTATCATATGCCAATGCCATCTCGCCAAGAGTAGGTTCGTTGTCAGTAGTTCCTCCTGATAGACTAATACTGAATATACCAATAGATTGGGTAGCAGTATTATCAAAAGTAGTTCCTGTTTTACTAGAACCCGCATTTGCCAAAGTTGTTTCGTGGTCTAACCAGTAAATAAATTTACTGTTCGCATATAGGTAATCCGCATAATAGATTGAGTTACCTTGCGCTGACTTAGCGTCAGAGGCCTGTGAAAGTCCTTCATGTATTTCTAAAATTGTACCAGCAGTACCTGAGATACCACCGTCTTCATCAACAATTACGATATGTAATTCGTCATTTGAACCGCCCGCATTTGAAACATCATCAGAGGTAGTTGGTGCCGCACTAAAGTTGAAATGGTATTCCCAAAATCTTCTATATTGTGCGTTGTCAACCACAGCGTGTCTTAATCCGCCACTCTCAGTTGCTCCAGTAGATGAGTTAAATCTTGCGATTGTTAACACTGCTGAATCTTTACCTGTAATCTTATAATAGTGTCCAGAAGGCACAGCAGTAAAGTTACCACTTGCGTCTCCAAACTCGATAATGTCGCCCACTTGGGTCTTGTCTCCACCACCATCATCAACTGTGATAGTAGTATCGCCAATAGCCGCACTTGCGTCATTGATTAAGTTTGACCCACCCGCACTTGCGTAAGCGGTTGAGTTTGTACACATAGATACTTTTAGATTGTTACCTTCAGTCCCTGCTTCCCTTGCTCCCCAAGAGCCGTTAGAAGCCGCACCGCCGGCATAGTTGTTTAAATAATGAGTTGTATTCTTAATCTGTAACCCTGTGCCACCTGAAGTCGCATTTAAGTTACCAGTTGTTGCTCTCACTACCTTTAAGGCATTTCCGTACTGTAAAAAGTTGGTTGCACTAAAAAAATATTCGAAGTTGGATCCAGTTGGTTTCCCAAATATTTCCACGTATTCGTCTTCACTAGAGATTAAAGTAACCTCGTCCATTGGCCCTTTCTCACTAACCACACCAATAGCACCAATTGAAGTTGATACCGCCGGTATTACATTAGTAAGATCCTTTTCAGTTACGTTCACACCTGGTGATACTAAAAAAGCCATCTTGTTTCTCCTTAAAATTAATTAATTAATTTGTTCTTACTACTATTTAGTAAATCGTTATTTTCCGTCTCTGACGACTGGGTTCCATACTGTGCCTTGTGGGTCTTGGTAACTCTCTGTCTCTGGACCATCTATACCATTATCCACGAATCCAAATGGTGCCATGTCCTGTTCCATCATGTGTGATTGTTCGTCAACCAGTCTTGCCCGTATATCTTGGTCAGTTAATTCTTTGAAATAGGTTTGATTTGATAACCAGGCAAACATCACCAAACACATAACTAAATCGTCAGTAGAACCCTCTTCGGCTTCATACTTCTCTTTACCTTTCAATATATATGTCGATAATTCTTGTATGATTTCGAAGTCATGGATAATGTATTTGTCTGTCTCTATCATTGTTTTTAAGTTAGAACACCCAATCTTTTTTGTTGCCTTCGTGGTTCTTATACCAAGTTGAGATTGTTTGCCACTGAAACCTGTACCCGCAATCTGACCAGAACGACCTCGTTGATTGACCATAATAAGATTATCATACTCTAAATCGAACTGTAATGTATCTGCCACTTGACCACCAATATCATTGACCTCTACCAATATCTCTGCTGTATTGTATGATGTCGCCACCTTGTGGATAATCTGTGGGAATAACATTGGTCGTATCTCATTATCTCTGAACTTGCCTATCACCTTGTATGGTATCTGTGTTGCGTCTGTTATGACGAAGGCACTATAATCGTTGACGGTACCACGTGCCACATCGACGGTAATGACGTACCTGTGACCCTTTTGTGGCATTTCGTATATATCTAGCCCAGCATTACTTTGTATCGCTGGATTGTGCGTTAATACTCTTAATTTAGCACTATTGATGAGGGTATCTACACTACCTAAGAACTCACAATCAAACTCCGTTCTGAACTGTTGTTCACTCGTGTTCCNTATCGTCTCTGCTTTCCATTTCTCATCTCTACCTGGTACCTCTGACCAATGTACCTCGATAGGTATGTAACTGTTTCTCTTGTTCATGGCATCGTTCCACAACTTATAAAACATGTTCATACCATGTGGTGTTGATACTATCATCACCTTGGAACTCTTACCAGAAGATATCGTAGGATAAACTGAACTGAAAAATTGTTCAGCGATGTTGTTTGGTACGTATGCGAACTCGTCCAAGAATATGACGTTGTAGGAACCACCACGCACAGCACTCGATGATGTTGCCGCGGCAAGTATTCTACTACCATTCTCTAACTCTAAACTACCTTTGTTCCAGTTGATGACACCCTGTTGTAACCACTTTGGCAAATTCTCATATGCCAGTTGTAAACGACCTAGTAGGTCTCTGGCGATAGCAGCCTTGTTCGCAAGTATGGCGATATTCACATTCGCATTGAATATGGCATAGTGTAATAGATAGGATATTATCGTGGTAGATTTACCAGTCTGTCTTGGTAACTTACAGATACTAAAACGATTATCGTGGAATGTATCAACCATCTCTTTCTGAAAGTTGTACATCTTAAATTTTTGTAGACCGTGGTCTAGCGTGACTATCTGAATATAGTTAGAGATAAAGTAAACAGGATTCTCTTGGCACTTTATAAATTCTTCTACCTGTTTCTTTGTAAATTTAACTTTCTGGTTTGCCGCTTTTAAGTTGGGGTTACCAAGGTATGTTTTATTTTCCATTTTTCTTTATCAGTTTTTGTAACTCAGCGGTAGAGCCAACAAACAGATTGTTCTCCACTTTACTAGGTCCTTTCTGTGTCTCTTCACCTAACTTCTTCATCTTCTCTTGTTGTTGTAATAATTTCTCTGATACCTCACTCACCGTTTTGATAAGTTGCCCAGCGACCTCGTATGTTCGTGGGTGTTCAGTTTCTTTGGCTAGTTGTAGTATGCCATCTAGGGCATCTTGCCCTCGCTCTACCAGATTATATAAATTTTCCCGACTATACTTGTAGTCGTTCATTATATCCTCTTGTTCTTTAGGGCGAGGTATCGCTGGTGTTTTCTCCTCAACTTCAACTTTAGGTGTTATGTCTAAAATCTCGTTGAGTTTGTCCTCAACTTTTTTCATTAGGAATCTTTATCTGTGCCAGAAACTGGATCGTAATCGTCAGCGTCCTGGAAGAAAGAGTGTTCTTCATTGAAACCAAAGTTATCGTCAGCGTCTGCCGTCGTAGGGTTTGGTGTGACCACAAGTCTCTGTTCTCTCTTAGGTGAGTTAACAGGTGTATCTGTGTATTGATCCACTTGAACTCTCTTAATGATTTTCTGACTTGTCACAGGTCCGTATAGATACATCTTCGCTGTGAAGTTTAGAGTGTACATTATAACTCGTCTCTCAGTAAATGTGCCATCATAACTATCTTCATAAGATACATCATTCAATACGATTGGTACGTCTCTCACAATTTCCATTGTTGGTAGTACGTTTAGACTAATCGTATAGTCTGGTTGAAACATTGGTAGTATCTGTTCAACAATCTGTAAGGCATCCTCACTATTTTTTGCCATAGCGAATAAACTGAAACCTACATTATATGGTACAGGCATGTAACTATGTTGTAGTGACTTAGCGTCAGCACCTTTTACCTTCTTAAATTTTTGTATTCTGTTTAATTTTCTTGGTGCGTCATATGTTAGTGTAGTCATCTCAAAACCAACTCGTGGTAAGGTCATTGCGGTTGACTTTACGTCATCAGCACCCCTCGTACTATCTTGGTCTAGTCTAACTAAAAATTTTTGTTTTGGGCCATATGCTAATGGCACTTTCATCTTCTGTATTGTTTTACCTGTAGAGTTTTTGCGATAAACGTACATGTCGTTAAACAGCGTACCAAACGCAACGACCGTCTTTCTTATCAACTCATGGTATTGGGCATCCTTAAACATTATTTACTCCTTGGGTCTCCAAATGGGTTATTCTCTGTGAAATCAAATATATCATTATTAGTATCAAAGTCATCTAATCCCGCCGCAGTATCAAATGCTAGGTTATCACTATCCGCAGTATCTGTCGCCAAGTTGCTTGTTAGATTATCTTCAAGTATTATATATTCAACAAAGTTAGGGTCATCTTCCATGATGATGTTGTCAGCGTCTGTTTCATCAACGATAGTATCGCCCGCCTCTGATAGAAGGGCACTAACTTGACCCATGATATTCTCTGAGGTTAATGAACCAGAACTTGTCGTGCCAGATTCCAGAGTGATTTGATTTTCTAATAAGTCTAATGTGACGTTATCAAGTTTCTCATCAATCTCTGTTAATCCAGTCTCAACACTTTCTGAACTGTAATCCCATGTTGAACATTTTAGTTTGAAGATAGGCAAGTCAGAAATCTGATACATTGGATCCTCGTCCTCAACGAAGTCAACTTGCCAAAACTTTTTAAATAGAGGCATGTATATAACATCGCCCTCTTTTGGTCTATTAAATGTAAGTGTGTTTGATGGTTGGTCAACCAATAATTCAAAAGTACGTCTCGCAACAACGAAAGTTAACTCGTCTCGCATATCTAAACCAAACTTACCAATCAAGTCTCCTTGACCAGCGAAACCATTTACCTCCTCAACGTACATCTCAATCATGTACTCGTCAGTAAATTTATCTGTGGTATTACCTAGAACATTGTCAGTAAATAGATTTTCCCTAGGCATATAGTGGACATCGTGTCCATATATTTTTAGTTGCTCTATAATTAAATCTTCGTAAAGATTTTTTTCTGCTCTGGTACCATGTGCGAAGTATGTACTTCTCATATTAACCTATCATGTATTGTGGTGGTAACTCGTAAGATAATTGTATTTGTTCTTCTAATTTATTAATCTCTTCCTGTGCCTGTGAGTATAGTTGTTCACCATTTAGTTGAACACCACCTAACATAGCGACACCTTGGAACTTGATTAAGTTAGAACCCCATTGTCTCTTAACTAATTGTATGAGGTATTTCTTCAAAAAGATATCGTCAAATACGTCCGTAAAAGTTGAACCATCTAGTTTTCTAAAACACTCTATGATTAAGAAATCTCCTGCCTCTACATCATTATTCCAGTCCATATCAATATACAATCTGTTCTTGTGCATGTTGTATCTGATAGGTTTCTCACCAACTAATATGTGGTCTAACATATCTAAATGTCTCAATGTCATATCATAGTGAACGATAGAGGTAGATGAAAAATCATATAGGTCATTAAGTCTCAGTTGATATCTTACATCAAATAAGTTTAATGCTGCCTTGTCTGAGAATGGATATACTTGAATAACGGACATGACGTTAGAGGGCATAGGAATATAATTCTTGCCTTCTTTAAACGCAGCCGTTACCGTACTGTCTGCCGTGTCTGTTACGGTTGAGAGGGTCTCGTTCGACCTCGCCCTAGTCTTATCATCTGCCGTGACTTGATACTTGAGGTACATTCTCTCTGTACCGTCATAGTGATATTGGGCAAAGTATTGTAACGCCTCGTCAATACGGTCCTCTACCTGGTCATCTTCAACGTTAATCTCAATGACTGGTTTGCCTAATGCTCTGAGGCAATATTGTTTAAGGGTCTCTCTTGTAGTAATCGGGTTATTCTGTGCCATGTTATAGTCCTTATGAGACTATTTATAATGGTTTTAATCCTATAACTAAAATCTAACTACTACTCTATCGCCAGAAGCAGGTGCCGCGTCTAAGGTCAATGTCGTACCAGAGATTGTGAAATCCTCAGTAGGTTCCTGAACGATACCATTAATCGTCACTAAGAACTGGTCTACATCATACCCTGCCACAATTGTTACTTCCGTCTCACTACCATCTCCATCTAATACAGCCTTATTCGCATAAGAAGCCACTTTAAATGTCTCGTTAGGGAATGTTACTGTTCTATCAGCAGTTGGATCTGTTACCGTTATAGTTGTTTCAAATGAGTTATTTGAAGCACCCTCGAAGACAAGCGTACCATCTTCCGTTATGTTAACACCGTCAAATGTTGAAGCACCTGTAGATGTGAATGAAGTTGCCGTTACCGCGTCATTGAATGCCGCAGCCCCAGCCGCACTACCATCTATCGTTAAGAAGGTCGTATCTGCGTTACCATCAGTACCTTTGAGTATGATATCACTATCATTCGCAGCCGCGTCAATGACAATGTTACCTGATGTAGTTGTTAAGTTTATCGCCGCGTCCCCAGCAGTTAAGTCATCTGCCGCACTTGATACTGAACCAAATGCTAACGCACCACTACCGTCTGTCTTTAGGAACTGTCCAGCAGAACCATCTGCCGCAGGTAGTGTCAATACGAAACTACTTGAAACTGTCGCTGGTGCCTCTAACCCTACAAACTGTCCGCCACTTGCGTCTTGGAATCTTGCCTCAGCACGTGCCAATAATTCTATTGATGTGCCAATGTTAGGACTTGTCAAAGTCTTGTTAGTTAATGTCTTAGTTGTCTGAGCAAAGTAAGTATCAAATGTCTGAACATTTGTCATTCTCATCGTGCCAGCGTCGTTTGTTAATAATCCATCACCATCTGCTACCGCAGTTGTACCTCTACTCGTGCCACCATCTATCAGATTTACCTCAGCAACTGTTGTTGAGATTGCGTCTGTCGAAGCAACAGCGAATGGTTGTAAAGTACCTGCCGCGTTTGCGATGTTAACTGCTCTATCAGCAGTTGGGTCAACAACACCTAATGTTGTCTCAAAACTATCTGCCGTACTACCTTCGAATACTATTGAACCTGTATTCACAAAACCTGTTGCCGTTACTGTACCTGTTGAAGTGATTGCGCCAGATCCTACTGTACCCGCAACTGTTAAGGCACCATCTGCCAAAGTTAATAGGTCTGTATCGTCTGTATGTCCAATTGTCGTTCCGTTAATTAGAACGTTATCGATATCTAATGAACCACCAGAGATTAATCCAGTAGTTGTTATAGTTGATGAACCTGTGTCTATGTTTCCAAAACCTGATGTGATTGTACCAGAGTTTAACGCACCCGTTCCAACAAGATTTGGCATTGCCGTAATCTCATCATCAAGGTATGCCGCAAGAGTTTGAACCGTAGTCATTCTCATTGTACCTGCGTCATTGATAAGTACACCGTCTCCGTCAGCAATTGCTGTCGTGCCTCTTGCCGTTCCACCATCAATTAAGTTTAATTCATCTACAGTTGTTGAAATCGCTGTAGTAGAAGCGGTAGCAAAAGGTTGTAGTGTACCTGCCGCATTGGCAACATTTACTGTTCTATCTGCTGTTGGATCAACAACACCTAATGTTGTCTCAAAAGAATCCGCAGTAGAACCTTCAAATACCATTGTGCCAGTATTGACAAAACCTGTTGCCGTTACTGTACTTGATGAAGTTATCGCACCACTACCAACTGTACCTGCCAATGTAACGTTGGCACCTGAGAAGGTTGCCGCAGTAGTTGTGCCTGATTTAATAATCAAGTTACCAGATGTGTTAGTTAGGCTACCATAAGTAGTTCCATCGTCTAATAAGAATACATCACCACCGTCAGCGTCAATCTTAATATCTCCTGGTGCGTCTAACGTTACGTCAGTTGCTCCATTTAATACAAAATCCAAGGCAGTAGTTGCCGCTGTTTTTAATGTGATATTATTTCCAGCAGCGTCCAGCACTATGTCTGTTGCCGCGTCTAATGTTATTGTTGAACCACTATCTATCTCAGCAATAACTGGAGTTGTAAGTGTTTTATTTGTTAATGTTTCTGTAGCAGTTATTAAAGAAACTGTACCTGTTAAATCTGGTAGAGTTAATGTTCTATCTGCTGTTGGGTCAGTAGCAACTAATGTTGTTTCAAAACTGTCTGATGTAGCACCTTCGAAAACGAAACCTGTTTGTAAGTTAACTGTTGAACTATCAACTGTAGTTGTAGAACCTTGTATTGTTAAGTTACCTGCGATTGTTACGTTTGCGCCTGACATGGTCATAGCGGTCGTTGTGCCTGATTTGATGATTAAGTTACCACCCGTGTTCGTCAATGAACCGTAAGTAGTACCATCATCTTTTAAGAATACGTCTCCACCGTTAGCGTCTAATATGATATCTGTTTCAGCGTCTAATGTAAGGTTGCCAGAACTATCAATCTCAGCGATAACTGGAGTTGTTAATGTCTTGTTTGTTAATGTGTCTGTTGTTGCTCTACCTACTAATGTATCAGTAGCATTTGGTATTGTGATAGTTCTATCTGCCGTTGGGTCTGTTACAGCGATTGTAGTTTCAAAACTGTCTGCTGTAGAACCTTCGAATACCAATGGACTTGCGTTAGAGAATATACCTTGAGTTGCCGTTACTGTTGATGAAGATGTAATCGCACCAGAAGCCACTGTTCCAGCAAGTGTTACATTCGCACCTGAGAAAGTTGCGGCAGTAGTTGTACCTGACTTGATAATTAAGTTACCAGAAGCATTTGTCGCACTACCAAAAGTAGTACCTGCGTCTTTGAAGAATATATCTCCACCGTCAGCGTCTAAAACGATATCCGTAGTTGCGTCAAGCGTGATAGTAGATCCACTATCAATCTCAGCGATAACTGGTGTCGTTAAAGTCTTGTTTGTTAAAGTCTGTGCGGCAGCATTGGAAGTAATTTCAAAACCACCAGCAGCGGATCCGTCATGGATTCGCAACGTATCTAGTGTGGTATCTACACTAATTTCCCCTACAGCACCCGTAAATGAGTTGTTTTGAGAGGTAGTACCCCTTCTAAATTGTAACGCTGTTGGCATTGTAATATTCTCCTATTGTTCTTCTTCTATTTATAATGTTTTCTTATGCAACACTACCTAAATCTACAGTCGCAAGTGAACCTCGTGGATCCATATGGTCATAGATATCACCCAAAGCGATGGTAAATGCGTCTGTTAAACTTTCAAATGGTGTTTCACCCTCTGCCATATCAAAGTCACTACCAGCACCTGGGTGTGTAGTGATTGTTGAGTTACCAAAGTTAACTTGTGTTGTGGTCGCTAGTGATCCTGTTGAAGTGGGTAGGGTGATAGTTACATCAGCACTAGGGTTACCTGGTGCCAGAGTTGTCTCAAAACTATCTGCCGTNCTACCTTCAAATATCAAGTTTGTTGATATAGTACCACCAAAGGCAACTGTATCTGTGGCAGCGTCACCTAATGTAATCGTGCCACCGTTAAATGCTGTTGTACCAGTAACTGTGAGGTTACCAGCAACTGTGGTGTTCGCACCACTCATTGTCAAATTGGTCGTTGATGAACTACCAGATTTTATTTGTAGTTCGCCACTATTGTTTGTAAATCTACCAAATTCAGTACCAGCGTCTTTTAATATTATGTCGGCACCATCAGCGTCTAGGTTTACATCACCCGCACTATCTAAAGTTATAGATGACCCAGTAATTGTTGTAATTACTGGACTTGTTAAAGTCTTGTTCGTTAAAGTATCAGTTGTATCTTGTCCAACAAGTGTTGTTGTTGCGTTTGGTAGTGATACCGTTCGATCCGCAGTTGGATCAACAACTGTTAAAGTTGTTTCGAAACTATCGTTAGTTGCACCTTCAAATACTATTGTTGCGTCTTCAATTAAATTTAGAGAAGTACCAACATCAGGACTTGTAAGTGTTTTATTTGTTAATGTGTCCGTTGTCGCCTTACCAACTAATGTATCACTACCAGAACTTGGTAGTGTCAATGTGATATCAGCACTTGGATTACCTGGCGCTAGAGTTGTCTCAAAACTATCTCCAGTTGATCCTTCGAATATTAGGTTTGTCGAAATGGTACCATTAAAGGCAACAGTATCAGTTGCCGCGTCACCTAGTGTAATTGTGCCACCGTTAAATGTAGTCGTACCAGTTACTGTCAGGTTACCATCTACACCAACATTACCTGCGGCAGTTATGTTTGCCCCACTAAATGTTAATGCCGTTGTCGTACCTGATTTAATTATTAAGTTACCAGATGTATTTGTTAATGACCCGTAAGTTGTACCTGCGTCTTTTAAGAATACATCGCCACCATCAGCGTCTAATACGATATCTGTGGTTGCGTCTAATGTAATCGTAGAACCACTATCTATCTCTGCTATGATAGGTGTTGTTAAAGTCTTGTTTGTTAATGTGTCTGTTGTCGCCTTACCAACTAGAGTGTCTGACGCACTACTTGGTAGAGTTATTGTTATGTCTGAACTAGGATTACCTGGGGCAAGAGTTGTCTCAAAACTATCTCCAGTAGAACCTTCGAATACTAGGTTGCCTGAAATCGTACCATTGAAAGTAACAGTATCAGTAGCGGCGTCACCAATTGTAATGTTACCATCACCCTCAGTTGTACCAGTTACCGTTAGGTTACCAGCGATAGTCGTATTCGCACCTGACATGGTAATGTTCGTTGTTGCGGAACTACCAGATTTGATCCTTAACTCTCCAGAGTTATTCGTAAATCGTCCAAATTCTGTGCCTGCGTCTTTGAGTATGATATCAGCACCGTCAGCGTCTAGTATGATGTCTGCCGCACTATCTAATGTAATATCACCACTTGATGTGGAAAAACCACTACCAAACTCTATAGCATTACCTGCCGCATTTACTTTTAATACTTGACCCGCACTACCTAATGATGATAACCCTGTACCACCATGTATGTGTCCTACCGTCTCGCCTGATTGAAACTCTGCTAATCCAGTAGCGTTACCACTACTGTCAAAGACCGTACGAATTGGAACTTTATCTGTCATGTTACTATTTATATCCTTTTAGTTTAAAACAAGAAGATTGTTTCTTCCTGTGTCGTTAATGCTGTGCCGTCTGCTTTTGTGAATGCCCTAAACACATATGATAAGTTACCAGAAGCAGCGAACTCAAAAGTTGCGTTTGCCGTGTTAACATTACCTTTCTTAAAGAATGGGATCTCACGTATGGCCTTACCTGTGGATTCGTTTGCCTTCGCAATCGCCTGAGTACCAACCTTAGAACCAACGGGTAATGTCGCACCAGAGGCAGATATGGAAATACTACCAGAGGCGTCTGAACTGATTGTCGCACCACCTAGGTCAATCGTACTCGCACTTACGAATAATGTTCTCCATCTGAGAGCATCAGAACCAAGGTCGTATGTATCATTTGCCGCAGGTAATATGTGACTATTAACTCTTCCATTGAATACAACGTTGTCTCCACTTGCGTCACCTAGAGTAACATTACCAGTTGCGTTAAGATTTGTAAATGAACCTGCTGCCCCACCACCTGTTACATCAGTTAAGAATGCCAGGGTACCACTACCATCTTGTATTGTGATTGTCCTATCTGCTGTGGGGTTTGTAACTGTGAGTGTCGTTTCAAAACTGTTTGATGAACTACCTTCGAATACGATACTACTATCTGTTAGTGATAGACCAGATACTATAGGACTCGTTAGTGTCTTGTTCGTTAGTGTATCAGTTGTAGCCTTACCTACTAATGTGTCTGTCGCATTTGGTAGAGTAATTGTCCTGTCTGCTGTAGGGTCTGTAACTGTTAATGTGGTCTCAAAAGAATCCGCAGTAGAACCCTCGAAGATGATATTACCAGTCGTTGTCGTATTACCAGTAATTGCTGGTGTTGTCAACACAGGACTTGTTAGTGTCTTATTCGTTAATGTTTCACTACCAGTCAATGAGACGAAACTCTCACCCTGTAGCGCTGTGTTAAATTCTGCCAGTGTACCAGAGATAGTATTACTATCTAAATCAATTGACTTATTAGTCAATGTGTCAGTAGTCGCCTTGCCAACAAGAGTATCACTTCCACTCGACGGTAATGAAAGCGTAATATCACTTGATGGATTACCTGGTGAAAGCGTTGTCTCAAAACTGTCGTCAGTAGAGCCTTCGAATACAAGATTACCTGTAATCGTACCAGTCAATGCGATAGTGTCAGTTGCCGCGTTACCAAGTGTTATCGTGCTACCCTGTGTTGATGATGTACCAACTACTGTAAGGTTACCTTCTACCTGTACGTTCGCTCCTGACATTGTAAGAGCGGCAGTGGAACTTGATGAAGATTTGATTACGAGTTGTCCACTCGAATTACTAAATCGTCCAAACTCCGTGCCATCGTCTTTTAAAATAATGTCTTGTTCACCTGCGTCTAGTATAATGTCCGTTGCCGCGTCTAGTGTGATAGAACTGTTACTATCAATCTCAGCAATTACAGGTGTCGTTAAAGTCTTATTCGTTAATGTATCAGTGGTCGCTTTACCTACTAATGTGTCCGTAGCATTTGGTAATGATATCGTTCTATCTGCTGTTGGATCTACTGTCGTTAATGTTGTCTCAAAACTATCTGCTGTTGCCCCTTCGAATACAAAGGCATTCTGAATATTAATTGTCGTACTATCTACTGTGGTTGTGGAACCTTGAACCGTGAGAGTACCAGCAACTGTTAAATCACCTGCGGCAGTAAGATTGGCGCCACTAAATGTTAATGCTGTCGTTGTACCTGACTTGACGATTAGATTACCAGATGTATTTGTTAAACTACCATAGGTAGTACCGTCATCTTTTAAGAATACATCTCCGCCACCTGCGTCTAAAGTTATGTCTTGTACAGCGTCTAACTCAATACCACCAGTACCAACTATCTCAGCAATTGTTGGACTCGTAAGTTGTTTGTTTGTTAAAGTCTCAGAACCTGTTAGTGAAACTAAAGTAGCATTACTTACCGCAGTATTTAACTGAGCGAAAGTTGTTGTTAGTGTGTTGTTTGCTAGATTAATTGATTTGTTTGTTAATGTGTCTGTTGTCGTTTTACCAACTAAAGTATCTGAAGCACTTGATGGTAAAGTTAATGTTATGTCTGAACTTGGATTACCTGGTGTTAATGTTGTCTCAAAACTATCATCAGTAGAACCTTCGAAAGTTAAACTACCTGTTATCGTACCTGTAAATGATACCGTGTCTGTTGCGGCGTCACCTAGTGATATGGAACCACCAGTGAATGTCGTTGTACCTGCCACGGTAAGATTACCAGCGATTGTGGTATTCGCACCTGACATTGTGATATTTGTTGTCGATGAACTACCAGACTTGATGACTAACTCACCAGATGAGTTTGTAAATCTACCAAATTCTGTGCCACCATCTTTAAGTATGATGTCCGCACCGTCAGCGTCAAAGTTAATATCTGTTGAACTATCTAATGTGATACCCGCACCAGTAATATTTGTAATGACTGGACTTGTTAGTGTCTTGTTTGTGAGTGTCTCTGATCCCGTTAATGAGACNAAACTATCACCTTGTAATGCTGTGTTAAATTCTGTTAATGTACCTGTGAGTGTGTTAGCGTCTAGGTCNATNGATTTGTTTGTGAGTGTTAGTGTTGCCGCAGGTCTACTATCAATGTATGCTTTGATACTCTCACCAGAGTTTAGCGAGATGTTACTTGTCGCACCCTCCATGGTA